GCGGTAGTCGGTGACGAACACCGGCTCCCCCGTGGTGGCGTAGCGCAGCTTCTGCACCGCCGCCAAGGTGGCGTCGGACATCACAAAGGATCCGCCAGCGCGGTACGCCAGGTCGACCTTGTTGCGCAAGGCAAGCAGGTCATCCACCGAGATGGCGCCAGTTGCGGTGGTGGTGCCACCATCCCCAGCCCCGACGGCGTAACCTTGCGGTTGGCCGGTGCCGGTACCCAGTGCGAAGTGATCCGCCTGGATGCGCGCGATGCGTGCGGCAAGCAGTTCACCCAGCAACTCGGGGATGCTGATGGCGCTGTCCTGGAGAAGCTCCATGGACACAAGCACGATCCCGGAGGTGTACTTGTAGGCCTTCAACTGGACCTGGCTGAAGGTCACATCCGAAACCGCCTTCTGGGCGTTCTCGGCGACGATCGAACCCTTGACGGCGGTGTCATCCACCACGGGAATGTCGATCTCGTGCCCGCCATCGGTTCTGAGCACCTTGCAGTAGTTCCGCAGGTTCGCGGTGTAAAGCATGTACTTCTCGAACGCGCTGGCCAGCAGCTCGGTCGGGACGAGGTAACCGCCCTTGGCGCCGGGGGTGGTCGCCTGGGGATCGGTGCCGCGCAGCGTCATCGGCTTGGCCGACAGGGTGATCGGCTGCATCCGCTTGGTCAGGTCGAACCCGATTTCTCGGGCGGCCTTCACCATGCTGTCGGTGGCCAGGCCGGCGGGCTGGAGGAACCAACCGCGCAGCGCCAGGTCACGACGAGCCATGGCGGCGCTGTCGTTCAGGTCACGCACAAACTTGGGAGCGCCGGGTTTCACCATCCGGGTGGACTGGGGAGCCACCTTCGGGGTCTCCACGGGAGCAGCGCTGCGGGCTTCCGCCAACTCGGCGGCATCCTCGGCGGCCGCCGCGTCCTCGGCGATGGAAACGTCGTCGGCCACTTCGCCGACTTCGGCCTCCAGGGCGCCGACGCGCTCGGTCACATCACTCAGTCCGGCTTTCAGCTCGTCCATCTCAAGTCTCTCCTCGGGGGTGAGTTCTCTTGTTTCAACCACAGACAAAAGCGCCTGTAGCCTTTCCCTAACTTCCATCGAAAAAACCTCCGGTGAAGGGAACCAATGTGTGGGAGTCTAACGACCAGCCCGCACTGTCACCTTGTGAAGCAGTTCCAGGAGTGCCAGCTTGTCACGGTCCATGCGCTGCTGGTGGTCCCGCATGGATCGGACGGCCAGCGTGGTCTCGGGGTACGCCGGCATCGAGACGGCCGACACCTCATGGAGCACCAAATCGTTGATCGTCCGCCGCCGCAGACGCGGGTTGGACTCATGCGGTTCCCATGCCTCGGAGTTCCGTTCCGGCAAGGTGAACCCGAAGGACATCTGGTCGCAGTCCCCACGGCGGACCAGTTCCGCCAGATCCCTGGCGAACCCGGTATCCGGCAGGTCGATCTCCACCGCCAAGCCCTGGTCGGTGTCGTTCAGGCGCAGGGTGCCGTTGGAGCGCCGGCCAAGGAGGAGCCTTGCATCATGCGACCAGAACGCCCGGACATCCTGCGAGGAGTCCAACGACCGCTTGAAGGCCCCGGGTGCGATGCGCTCGATGAACCCGCCGAGATCCTCGCTGTCGGAGTTGTAGACGGCGGCCAGTCCCCGCAGGGTTTTCCCCTCGGTGTCAACGCCGGAAAGCTTGGACAGTCTGCGCTCGATCATGGTTAATCCTCGGTGTCCCCGTTGTCTTCCTCTAGGGTGGTGGGGGAGTTGGACAGCGGGTCCACCGAGGAGTTCGTAACCGGCATTTCCCCGGCCGGCGCCCTGGCACCCACACCCTTGCCAAGCGGTTGCATGTTGAGTGGTTGGAGATACTGATCGCCTTCCGGCCCGATGGGATCGAGGCCTTCCAGACGCCGGCAATCATTGGCCGACAGCCAGCCCCAGTTGCGGGCCACCGCCATCGCCTGCACCCGGCGCTCGATGTTGGCGCGAAGCAAGCCGTTCAAGTCGTGCTCAATCTTGTGCGTCCTGCGCTCCATGGTGGACAAGCACTTGAGCATCAATTCCTGTTCGATCCGCACAAGGATTGGTTGCAGGCAATCAGTGAGAAACTGCTGCTGTTCCGAGTCGATCGTCTTGAACCCTGGGGAATCAATCGCCTTGAGCTTCGACAGCGGACAATTGAACCAGCGTGCCACTTCCCGCACGGCAAACTGGCGTTGTTCGAGGAACTGGGCATCCGTGGCGTTGGTCTGGACCGGGTTGAAGGTCATGCCGTTTTCCAACACTATCACGCGTCCAGCATTCTCCACGCCGGAATGGACGCGGGTGAAGTCCGCCCGCAGCCTTTCCACCGCCTCCGCCGTCAGGCGGCCGGGATGTTGTAACACTCCCGCCGACTTGATCCCCTGGTCCATCATCGCCTGCGCCACCGTTTCGGCGCTCAGCGTCAGGCCGAGGCTGGATGCCGCGCGGCTCAGGATGGACACGGCCATGATGCCGTTCTCGTCCAGGGGACCGGTGCGAACGTGGATGACATTGCGAGCCGGGAGGTGGGTCTGCTCCTCGGTCCCGGCGGCATAGGTGTAGAAAATGGCGCCATCATCGTCCCGGACGGCGGTGACATACTGCGCCGGGAGCCACCAGAGAGCGCGGACGGAGCCGTTGGAATAGCGTTCGATTTCGGCAAAGCCGTTGCCGTACAGCAAGGCGTCGTTCATCAATGTGTTGCGGAAATCCACCGCCCCGATCTCATCATTTGGATGAGAATGCAACAGCGGATACAGCGGATGATCGGTGGCCTTGGCCCGACCTTCCCCGGATGACCGGTACAGGAACAGCGGGAGACTGGCGATGGTGTTGGAGATCAGGCTGATGCAGCAATGGACGGCAGAGATCGTGACCGCTTCATGGGGGGAGATTCCCCCGGCGTGGCCGAAGATGGACGCGGATCCCGGGTCGGAAAGGTTGTAGCCGACCGTTTTCCATGCGGATCCCTTGGGGTGGGACCTGCGGAAAAGGCCGGCTATCCAGCTTTGGGCTGATTGGAGGAGTGGTGCCATGCCGGACAAGATACCGGCAGGCCAGCACTGTCGCTTTTAGGCGGCAAGAAAGGCGTCCAGGTCGATGCCGAGGAAGTCGCAAAGCTCACGGATAGTGCGAACGGTCAGGTGGCGCTTGTACCATGACTCTGTATATCCGTCGAAAATTTCCCCAAACTGGCCGAGAGGGACACCCTTAGAATTTAAAGCCGCGAGACACGCGTCTTCAAGGGAGTCGGCGGCGTAGCCAATCATGTCGATTGATTCGATCAACTCCCAGCCGGCTCGGCGGTGCTTATTAAGCCGGCCTGAATTATGATTGGCTATTCCAATTTTAAACCTGTCCGGCTTCTTAATTAGATAGAAGAATGAAGGCTTTTCCAGTTTGATTCCATACTTGGCGCAATTGGAGCAGCCACTGCCACTCACCCTGTCCGCTACAATTGCCGGCCATTTGTGACCGCAATCTTTGCATTCCCAGTTTTCCATGGAACCAGAACTAGGACCAAGCGATCGCAAGTCGCCAGGGCCCCTATGCTCTCTAACAAGGTGCGGGAATAAATAAGCCACGCTTTTCTTGTAGGGGACTGTGCTTCGCTTTTTTGCTGCCCGCTTGCGCCCGCAAGGCTTGCAGCCAGTGCCACGCACCCTGTTCCCCACAGTTGCCGGCCATTTGTGACCGCAGTCCTTGCACTCCCAATTTTCCATGGAATGAGAACTAGGACCAATCGATCGCAGGTCACTAGGCCCCCTGTGCTCTCTAACAAGGTGCGGGAATAAATAAGCCACGCTTTTTTTGTACGGGACTATGCTTCGCTTTTTCGCCGACCGCTTGTTCCCGCAAGGCTTGCAGCCAGCGCCTGCTGTCCTGCGCTCTACAGGCGCCGGCCATTTGTGACCGCAAACTGAACACTTCCAGGTCTTTCTTTGGGCGCTGCCGCCAGTAAATTTCGTCGCATCATCCAAGCATTCCTTGGCCAACCTTGGATGCGTGGTGGCCAAGTCATTCCAACCAACAATCACGGTCCCTGGTTGCAGCCGCTTCCCATCCGGCCCATACTTGCACCGGCGCTTCCAATCCTTGATTGGGCTTTCTTTTTTGTGCTGGCAGTCCTTATTCTCACACATAGCCTCGATCCTCCTAGTAAGGGTCCGGGTCAGCAACCGGCAGGGGGTAGTGACCCCTGCCGGTTGCGCTCATTATTATACGCCTTCCTTCTCCGGTTGTTTGAGCTTTTCCGCGTCATAATCCGTGATGATCGCGTAGCCGAGGATGTCGCCGTTCGGGTGCTCGGCCATGTCCCAGACAACCTGGATGCTGTGCTTCCTCTTGAGCAGAAACTCCTTGGCCAGAAGCACGGACGCGTAGCACTGGCCGAACCAGTAGATGGCCTTCCTGGTGCTTAGGTCCACCTTGAGGCTTTCAACCTCATCGTCCTCGGTGACCGGCTCAAACCTGTCGTACTGCTTGGCCCAGCTCTTGTCAAAGCTGCAAGCTGATTCCCACAACCTCTGAAAATCCTTTGCTGTGATCTTCATGACTCAATCCTCCTTTTTTGGTTTACCTAGTTTCACGTCCTACCGCTTGGCCAGTGGAGCTATCGCCAGCCTGACCGCCAG